TGGGGTCGGTATGCCAAGCCCCTCAAGGTGCTTGCAAATGCCTGCCGCCGTTTTGCCTTGCAGGAAAAGGTGGTAAATCAGCAGCACAGTTTTTGCCTCTTCCTCGTTGATGACAGGCTGTCCGTTCTCTCCACGGTCATATCCAAGGAAGCGTTTGAAAGGCATGGTGACCTTTCCGTCAGCAAAGCGTTTCCGCTGTCCCCAGGTGACGTTCTCGGAGATGCTCCGGCTTTCTTCCTGGGCAAGGCTCGACATGATGGTGATCAGCAGTTCGCCTTTGCCGTCAAAGGTGTAGATGTTTTCCTTTTCAAAATATACCTCGACACCCTTTTCCTTCAGCTTTCGGACAGTGGTGAGGCTGTCGACCGTGTTGCGGGCAAAGCGGCTGACGGACTTGGTAACAATGAGGTCTATTTTGCCTGCGAGGGCATCAGCCACCATTTCATTGAAACCATCACGGCGCTTTGTGTTGGTGCCGGAAATGCCCTCGTCCGTATAAACCTTTACGAACTCCCAATCGTCACGCTTTTTGATGTAGTTGGTGTAATAGTCGATCTGCGCCTCATAACTGGTGAACTGTTCTTCGCTATCAGTGGAGACACGAGCGTAGGCAGCAACGCGCCGCTTCTGAATAGAGGCAGTCGGCAGTGCTGTGAATTTATCCCTTGTGGCCGGAATGACCGTTATCTGTCTTGCCATTATCCTTGACTCCTTTCTTGGCTTTTTCTCTTGCTTGCTCACGCTTTTCGGTTGTCCAGGATTCTCTCCTGGAACGGTCTTTCCATGTGCGGGTCAGCACAGAGTCGTCTTTCAGCCGAAAGTGTAGCGTATTGTTGTCATCAGCGGTTATGAACTCCACGGAGTCAATACCACCGGGAATCTCGGCAACCAGGGCATCCAGGACTGTTTCTGGGATCTGTTTGGAAGCACAGAATGCCTTGCCCCTTGTATTGAACGTGGCGCAAATCCAAACCATCTGCGTCTTTGTGGTCTTTCGGCGATAGCATTTACCGCACTTGGCGCAGATAATCTTTCCCGTGTAAGGGTAACGCTTTGTGGTGGAGATTTGCGGTGCATATTGTGCTGCGCGCCGTTCAATCTCTGCCTGCACCGCCATGAAGGTGTCCATATCAATAATGGCTTCGTGGGTTCCTTCTGCGTGGTACTTTGGAAGCTGACCGTCATTGATAATAGTCTTTTTGGTGATGTAGTTCTCTCGAAAAGTCTTTTGCAGGATAAGGTTTCCTGTGTAGTTGTAATTCCGAAGTATCTTCTGAAGCGTATTCGGATGCCAACGCTCTCCACGGCGTGGCTTTATCCCATCTGCATCAAGACGCTTCGCAATTAAGGAAACCCCGGCACCGTTCAGATATTCCGAAAAAATCCGCTGAACAATTGAGGCTTCCTCCGGCACAATTTCGTATCTGCCTTGTATGAGGCGATATCCGAGGATGACCCCGTTCCAGGGCAGCCCTTCCTCAAAGTTCTTTTTAATGCGCCATTTTTGGTTCTCGCTGGCGGATCGGCTTTCCTCCTGGGCATAGGATGCAAGGATAGTCAGCATCAACTCTCCGTCACCGCTCATAGTGTGGATGTTCTGCTCCTCAAAATAAATATCCACCCCCAACGCTTTCAGCATACGGACGGTCTCAAGGAGCGTCACAGTATTGCGGGCAAAGCGGGAGATGGACTTGGTAATTATCATATCAATTTTTCCGGCTCGGCAGTCAGCAAGCAGCCTTTGAAAGTCGGCACGGTCTTCCTTGGTGCCTGTGATGGCTTCATCAGCATATACACCGACAAACTGCCATCCGTCCTCGCGTTGGATCAGAGCGTTATAGTAGCTGACCTGTGCGGACAAGGATTGGAGCATTGCATCCTTGCCGGACGAAACACGAGCGTAGGCTGCGACCTTTTTCTTGCTTTCAAGCCTGGGCGGGTAATTGATTTTTGTTACAGTCTTTGGCATCATACCACCTCCTTTTCAGCGTACATATTACCTCTAAAAGGGGTATTTATCCAGTCAATATCCCGATATAAACTGCCGAAATTGATACCATATATCTCGCACATTTTTGTCTCTATTATGGCGAATTCTTCGGCAGTAATCAGACCTTTTTTCTGCATAACACGAGCCTGCGCCATAGCGGATTTGTAGCCCAAAAGAGCATCGAAGGTCTTACTGTCCATCACGCACACCCCCATTTCTATAGCATTCCTGGGAGCAGTATTTTCGGTTAGCCCCACCATAATCAGTGAAGGGCTTTCCGCACGTGGCACAGATGTGCGGAATAAGTTTTGTACTGACACGATCTCTACGATGCTTATTCCACCAGGTCTGCTTGCAGTGGTCAGAGCAGAAGAGCCGAGGTCTTGCACCAGGGGTGTTATTGAGTTCAGCGCCGCAGTTTTTGCAGGCAGGCTTGCCTTTGGGTGCTTCCGCAGTCATACCGTTCCTTCGGCAGAAAGTTTTGATGGTGTTGACAGGGATGCCCAAAGCATCCGATATAGCAGTATAAGTAGCCCGCTCCTTACGCATGGCTATGATTTTTTCCTTCTGTAGGTCAGTCATAATGGGTCCTCCGTTCCGAAGGAATCCGTTCCTTCTGACTACTTAGGAAAAATGTCAACCCCCTATAAAATGCGAAAAGCCCACCGAACCGAAATGGCTCGATGGGCTTGATGCTTAGTTGGGGATCTTCAGTTTCCAACCGCTGTAGATGACATTGGAGGTCAGTCCGTTCAGCGTCTTGATTTCCGGGTAGCGACTACCCTTGCCGAGGTACAGAGCGGCAATATCCCAAAGGGTATCACCCTTGACCACGGTATGGACGCGATAGGCATTTTCAGCGGTAGCCTCACCCTGGGTAGGATAAATTGCCACACCATCATTGGTGAACACAAAGGTGCCAGGGTTCTTATCCGCAGCATTCTTTGCGTTGGTGAGAATGCGATATGCGCCGATCTGGGATTTGCTATCCTTCCAATCCTTACGCACACGGTAGTAGCCCGTGGTCAGCTTTTCAGGATAGGTCACTGTGGATTCAGCAGGCTTCTCTTCGGGGGTATCCGCTCCCGTGGCAAGCAGCGCCTTGACCTCTGCGCGGAAGGTATCCATGCTCTTGCCGTGCTTCGGAAACCAGTGCATCACATCACCGTGGTTGGATGCAACGCCCTGTTTGTAGCCTTCGGAATGGCAGATGATGTTCTGCTCGGTCAGTCCGTACTCCTTGCAGAGATAGGCACAAAGTTCAACGGCCTCACGGTACACCTTCTGGAAATAGGTGTAGTCCGTAAGACCGTCTTCGCAGATTTCAAATCCGATATGAGTGTTGTTTGCAGAACCTCCGGCGTGCCAACCACGGTGATCCCAAGGGAGCGTTTGGTATGTGGCGATAGTACCGTCAGCCAGTTTGCCGATGAAGGCATGGACGCAGACCTCACGACCGCCGGGATGATAGGTGTTCCAGTGGTTGTTGTACTGGTTCTTGCCGAGCAGACCGTCATCGGGTCCGACATAGCGTTTGAGTGTAGGGTTATTGGCACCGGTGGAATGAACCATAATGCCTTTCACCTTGATTTTCTTGCCTGCCTTATAGCAGGCGTTTTCGGTAAAAATCAGCTTATGCAGATTCATCGTCATTACCTCCGTTCCTGTCGTGAAGCTGTTCCAGAACTTCCTTCAGCTTTTCGGGGATAGGCAATCCGAGGTGCGCGGAGTTCTCCAACAGGCTTACACCTTCATTGGAAAGGTAGAAGAAAATGACCGCAGTACGCAGCACACCCGCTTCACCAAGCACATAAACATCCACGATATTGCCGATGCCCACAAGGGTGAAAATCAGAACCTTACGGCAGATGCCCTTAAAGCCAACCGCACTGGAGAGGTTCTTGTCTACGATGGCGCACATGACGCCAGTAATGTAGTCGATCACCGTAAAAGCGATCAGTGCATACAGAAAGCCGTCCAAACCGCCCAGGAACCATCCAAGGAAGCCGCCGACAGCGGTGAAAGCCAACTGAATGCCAGTCCAGATTTGTTTCATAGCGTTATCCTCCTTTAATTTTTGATATGCAAAAGGACTCCCGCCACAAAGCAGAAGCCCTCAATGCCTTATTCTGTTTGCTTGGGTAGCCACTCCCAGACACGCATATCTTCCTGCCCAAGAGACCACATACACATCCCTCGCAGTTTCCAACGGTACGCTGCCTGGTTCGCCCAATAGATGAGGCTGTCCACATCCTGGTAGTACAGAATGGAAAAGCCATGTGCGTCCCCAAGGAACAAGCGGGAGATCCAAATGTTGATGTCCCTGGGGATAATTTTTGCTGTGTAGTCATTTCCGCACTCAAGCGGCATGACGTGGGAATGGTAGAACTCATAGTCAAGAGAGATGCTTTCGCTCCTGGTGGACGATTCCTCCACATCGGAAGTCAGCGTGAACACCTGGAACTCTTCATCCCAGGTGCAGTTTGACCGCTCGATTCTGCCGAAAGTCGTCTCTGTTCCGTCCGGCATCACCACATCGAACCGCTCATACGGCTCGTAAGTCCAGGCGTCACCCAGGCGTAGCAGTTGGCAGTTGACCTTTCTATCAGAACGGATGCCCGCATAACCGCCACCGCTGTTCACGGTTGCCGTGAAGCGAAGCGTGTAGGATGCGGAAGAATAAACCCTTACCTTGTTCCCACGCTTACGCATTTCAATGGTGTAGACATTGGGATTGGTACGCAGATCGGCTTTTGGGGTCTTGGAAAAACTGGTGCTGTAGCTGCCTTTGAGCGTAGAGCCTTCATACAGTTCGACACGTTGGGTATCGTAGTTGAAGCAGCAGAACAGCGAACCGAGGAAAACACCTGCCTTGCCACCACCATCTTCCGGGAAGATGATCTGCGCCCGGAGATGAATATCGGAGAAACTGCTGTAGTTCCACGCAAGCTGTCCAGAACCCTCAAGCTGTGAGTACGGTCGGCTTGTATCACCATAAGGCAAATCCTCCTGCCATACATCCCATTCCCCAGAGAGAACATTCCAGTAGCTTTCGGGGATCTTCTGCTCATCACGGAAGTCCTCATACCAAATCAGTGCGGAGTCCGGCTTTCGGCGGAGCATCTCAAGAGTTAGCTTGAAGCCCTCAACGGGACCCACCATGTTGCCGTTTATGTCCTTGAACTTTCTCGGAGCAAGGGTGTATTCCGCCTGCCCTGCGGTAGGTGCTTCCGAAAAGTCGGTGCAGACACGAAAACCGTAGAACTGTACACCATTGACACCGACTGAAATCTTCAGAGTATGGTTTCCGGCAGTAAGGCTCACACCCTTGGCAAGAGTCGCCCAGAAGGTGGTTCTCCAATACGGCCACCACAGTCGGCTTTCAGAGAAGTGGACGGTATTGCCATCAAGGGATGCGTAGATGCTGTTTTTGTCCCAAAACGGATAACATAGCCGGATTGCCACATCGTAAACGCCATCTTCCTCAATGGTGAACTTGTAAGTGGCAGAGCCTTCATCACCGAGCGTGACCAGGGTTTTGGAAACAGAAACCACACCTGCATAGCTGTCCGGCTCGGCATCGTGGTCGATAATGATGTCACCGAACTCCGTCTTTTGCTGCTTGGCATAGGAGGTCAGATAGCGTCTGCGGTTGTAGGTTTCCGACATCTGCGGATACTCTTTGTAAATCGCATCTCTGCCTTCCATGTAGTCATACACATGAGGAAGCGCCCACGGACCCATATCGTAGTCATCCCAATAACCGACAATCGGAATCATCGGCTGTGGAGGTCCGTCATCCGTGAAGTTATATGCACCCGTGAGCCAATACTGTGCAGCGTAGTAGGTATTGGATGTGCCACGATAATATTCGCCCAGGTTCTCCGGGGTATCGTAAATCTGCCAGTTCCAACCGTAGGCGGGCATTCCAAGGAACACCTTTTCTCGATCCATAACGCGCACTGCATAGTCGTATACACCCTCAAGCCAACTTCTCGGTGAAACAGGACCGGGAGCAGAACCCGCCCACGCCATACCATAGGTCATGATGGAGGCGGTGTCGCAGTACTGATTCAGATCTCCATATACGCACCAGTTCTCACCACCGACCGAGCCGTTGACCGAAGTCATACCAGGAAGGCAGATGTTCATTTCCTTGGTCGGATCGTAAGCCTTGACCGTTTCATAGATGTGCTTGAACATAGCCGTGGACACCGCATGGGTGGAATAGTCATCGCCTTTTTCGAGGTCGATGTCAACACCGTCGCACCAGGGATATTTCTCCATGATGCGGACAAGTTCGGAGCAGAAGGTGTCCTGTGCGCCGTCCACGTTATCACGCAGCGCCTTGAAGATGGAGTTTGCACCGTCATTGGCAACGGTGAGCAGCCAACGGATGTGAGGCCACTTGTTGATGTAGGTCAGCATATTGCTGATGGCAACACCGCTCTCAGTGATTTTTCCCGTTTTATCCACCTTGAAGGAGAATAATCCGATGGTGTCGATACGGTCACCGTAGTCACGGAGGGCTTCATACATACGGGCATTGCCCATGAAAGTCCACACCATGATTCGTTTGCCTTTTAGCTTATCCCTCATACCGACACACCTCCATCCGTCATTTGCTGTAATTCAAAAAGCACCCTGGCAGACTTTCCGTCCTCCAAGGTGACCTTGTGCTTGGAATCCCAAGCGGCACTGTATTGATAAAACCCCTCTTTCGGCTCGGTGACACCGTTCTTGGTGCATTCACGCACCGAAGCAAGGAGAGCCAGGTCATCTTCCGCAGAGAGGGCGTTTGGGAACTTGACCCGCTGTCCACCGACACCCTGGGCAAGCTGTACCGACCCAGGTGCCATATCGGATTTCGGGTAGATATGAATATCCAGTCCGCCGGAGGTGTTGCCAAGATTGCAGACAACGACCGTTTCCGAAGAGCGGATGACGCCGTTGAACCACACCTTGGAATTTTCCTTCAGACGGCTCTCGGTGTGCGGTACATAGCCCGTCAGCGCCGGTCCCTCTTGCAGTTGCAGGTCAGTAAACCAAATTGTACCGGAGCAGTTGGTGACGGTAGGTTTCACCGTAACGCTCACGACACGCATATCCTGCTTCTTGTTTATGACCTCTGCCAAGCGGATAAATACTGGTTTAGCCATCCAGTACCCACTTCACTTCGCAGGGATGACCTACCCATCCCGTGGCTACAGAGCCGGGCTGCAGCAAGAGGTCTGTAATATAAAAAGTGCCTGTGCAGTTGGTAATGCACACACGCACCGTAATGGATTTCACTTTGGAGAAGTAGCTTTCCGGCGTGATCTTCTCCGAGGTTTTAGAAAAATAAGCCATAAAGCACCTCCATCAATACAGGTCAATGAAGCGAGACTCAATGCTGCCGTCCTCGTATTCGATGACCACTTCGATACCAACCTGGGAGTCGTTACCCAGCTTCTCCAAATCGTCCGATGCGATCTGCGCCGACAGCGTATAACTGCTGCGGTTGGAAGGATACACCGTCTGGGCAAGGCTCATAGTCATACCCTCGACACCCACAGCCTTAAAGGATGCTGTGCCGGATGCACCATTTTCGCCATCTGCCACAAAGCCGGAACTGATCCAATAAGCAAGACCGTCATCGGCACGGGAATTGCGGAGATGGTTGAACGGCACCAGTTCACGGATATCGTTGTTGGAAACCATGCTCGTGCCTTCCAGAGAGTCTGCGATTACATCAAGGGTGCTGACCGAACTGCCCAGGTTCTTCAGCGTGGTGGACAGTTCCAACACCGTGTTCCAAGGCTCCTGCAGATTGTACTCACGGCGCACAATGCGGGTGGTGACCGAAAGCCCCAACTCCTTATCCTCAACACGGACATAGTCGCCCAAGTTCCAAGCTTCATGCTCATAACCCGTCAGAACGGACAAGTCCATCGCATTCAGCACATAGGACACCGTGGGCTTGCAGTATTCCGCAAGGCGCATGGCAGTAAACTCCTTCATCTGATAGGGGTTGGTGAAGGAGGAACAGTCCAGCGTGGAAATGCGGACTTCCTTGCAGTAGGTGTAATCCTCAAGATAAGGCTTGCCGTTATTGATATCGGAGAAAGTGAGACCTTCCGCACCAACGGCATAGAGCCGAGTAACAAGTGAGCGGGTGTCGACCACGCGCTCGATGCTCTTCATATTTTTCTTGTAGGCAAACAGAGCGCCGCTGTCCGTGCCGTTCACCGTCAGCAGATGCACCAGTCGGTTCGGACAGTCGAAAACAAGGTCGCCGCCGTGGAGATTGGCAATGCTGCGGAGAATG